TTTCCTACGAAACCAGAGTTCCATGTGGCCTGGGGTCCAAAGGAAGGACCACAGGTGACACACGTACGCCGGGTTTGTTGACTCGGTCCGGTTCCGAGGATCTAGTATACCCAACCTACTACCACTGTGTCCGTCTCCACCCTGTTGTAACTACAGGTGGACAGAAGGGAACTCTTCCAACCGCTTCGCGATCCTAGGATCGAGATTTAGTGGAAGGAGATTACTCCCTAGAGCTAACAGAGTACCTCTAGCACGCCCCGGCATCTCGCCGTAGCCTGTTATAGCGTCAGTGAACAAGTTATTTTCATCATCGAGGATGGAAGGTTGAATTTCAACCTTTCATTTCCCGTAGGTGACTCTAACTGGCTTAGAATCTACTTCCTTCTTGAGGATTGAGAACCTCGTGAAGTGAGAGATCTGATTTCTTACGAATTCAGTTCCCAGATTCCCTGCCGTTGGCATGAGTACATCAGCCTCTCTAGGCTGCATACTTCCAACCAACTTCCCGATAGACTTAAGATGAGCAAGAAGATGCTCCTCTGTAGGCTTGACGGGTTCATTGAAGAGATCTGGAATATCCATACAGATACTGTATGTACACCGATTGGTAACCCAAATGGCAGCTATGCTGGCCGGATGGGGTACCTCTTGGTGTTTCCAATCTTTCACTCTAAACAACTCTGAACAGGCAGCCTTGTAAATGGCACCTTCCCTTGAATAACAGAGGGCAGTTTGATCCGGTTCACCTTCGACTGGATTTGTGTCATTAAAGATTTGTATAGCCTTTGTAAAAGACGCTTCGTCTTCACCAAAGATTCTATACACTTCCGTCATGGCCTCCTCCATCTTCTCTATCGCTTGTACCATCTGGCATAAGTAAGCCGATGAGACAATTGATCTCTCAGAAAGTTCGGGTTCCGGCAGTTCGACCGGTATCCTAATACTGAGATCTCCAAGTCTGTTTCCCATTAATGGGAAACGAAGAACTTGTTTAAGAAGAGCAAGATAAGAAATGTTACTAGACTTTGATACCTTTCCTAAGAACGGTATCTCTGTCAATAGATCGACTTTAGGGTCTATACCCCTCTTCTTCATTTCAATGAAGAGCACCGGGAAATCGCGTCAATTACTTGATGCATTTCTGATGGTGTTTGGGGGTATACGACTCGCATCCACGTTGTTGATCGAGATGCGGGAGCAGAACTCTGTAAAGATGTCCTCTCCTACTGGTACCTTCGACTTTTGGATTTGAAATTCAACACCCAAGAGTTGATTGACAACTTGGACCTCCTTATAGAGGTCCTCGTTGAAAAGTACAAGATCATCTCCGACAATCACATAGAGATCCTTACGGATCCCCATGAGATTTGTTTTGTTTCTCTCGTCTAAACGGGAAAGGCAGAACAAAATCAACATGTGATGCGTTAACGAGGCAACAGCGAACGAGGATTTAGATCCCATCGGCTGACCAACTCTGTAGTATACATATCTCTTAAAGGAAGGGATTCAATATCCTCTTCCTTTAAGGATCATGGCTCAGTGTTGACCGAGGTTATTTCCCAATATCTTTTCAACAGTTATCTGTTGGAGATCTATAGGGAATCGGTCAGTCCACGAGGAAAGGTCAAGGGACCAAGATTTACTCTTGTAATTCCTTACCCTCTCCGAGCCCATCGAATGATCTCTTAAGAAATCATTCGAAGGAAATGTATGTCTCAGAATGCTTCTTACTAACTCCTCTAAAGGAGCAAGTAAGAGGTTCGTCCAGTAATCGACCATTGCAACAAGTCTATGCTTGTTTAAGGAATCAGGCACTAATGCCAATCTCCCTAAATAGGTGTTGCTACAGTCTACGTCGTCTAAACGACTAAGATCCTGTATGTATTGCAATACGTGATCACCACCCGTAAGGGTGCATCATTGTTTAATCGATTGAAAGATACTCTTGTCTGAAACAAGTGCCTTAGCCTCTTGAACTGACGAAGCTAATGTTACTTCTCTATTTGGTCCTTTCGACAACCTCATACGAGGTATGTACGAAAAGATTACAGGTTTCTCAAGATCTTTTCTAACTATTGTTTGTTCCTTACAGAACTTACGAAAGTCAGAAATTATCTGATCATACTCCTTTTGAGGACTCTTTCGAGGTTCCTCAATAGAAGATAGATCAAGATCAGGAATCTCTTTCGAGAGCCTGGCTAAAGCCAGGACGGTTTGCAAAGCCTGATAAGCTTTGATCCAACCTTCTTCCCTGTTCTTTGAGAGCTTGACTAAAGGAATCAATTCATTTAGTCGAGTAGGCAGAGGATAGTCCCCTTTCTCCGTCGCCACTCAAGGCAACGGTTCCGGGTTTCTATCCTCAGCTAGCAGTATAGTATACTGTGTCAGCTCTTTCCATTTCTTTGTCCCCATTGTTATTCCATGATGGTGGACCAAGGAGTGGTAGGTTGAATATACCTGTTGGAACATTTTGGTATAGGAATCAGTATTGATTCCCTTTTCCGGAAAATCTAAAATAGAACGTAAGACAAATAAATAAGTGGTGAGAAAATCTTTATTTCCTTCACTAGGAAATCAGGTTCTTTTCTCCTTTTGTTTATTAGTATCAACCCTCTTTTGATCATTCTTCATATCTTTGCTGTTAAGCTTAGATTTCAGAATGTTCTTAAGTTGACTGGATGGTATCTTCTTGATTAATTCGAGAAGTTCCTTTTCATTAATAGGTAAAACTGATCTTGAAGCCTGTACAGGCTTCTTTGTGATGTTTTGTTTATTCATAAGAAGGTAGTTGATGAAATCTAGATTCCCACTTTGCCCGTTACACCTAAGTGCCACACTGGCAAAAGGTTTCTGATTTCCTTACGGAAATTAGACGTTAGAC